CGCACCCAATGGTTCTGCTGGCGCACCAACATTCAGGGCAATCGTTGCCGCTGACATTCCTACCTTGAACCAGAATACTACTGGGACTGCAAGCAATGTCACAGGTACTGTTGCAATTGCCAATGGTGGTACAGGACAGACTACTGCAACAGCGGCATTTGATGCTCTTGCACCTAGCCAAACAAGTAATTCGGGTAAATACCTAACTACCAATGGGACTACAACTAGTTGGGCAACAGTTGCATCAACTGCACCTGTGTTTGGTCGAGTAGTTCGTACATCTGGCAGTGTTTCAACTACCAGCACTTCTTTGGTTGACTTAACAGGCGCAAGTATTACGCTAACTACTGGTGCTTTTCCTGTTCACGTTTCATTTGCTGGTAGTTGGTATAACGATACTGATAATCAAGCGCTATATATAAATGTTGATATAGATGGTGCTTTAGAGTTGGGGACTAATGGAATAATTCAAAACGACACATTCAACTATGAATCTAACGCATCATTTTCTATTGATTCTGCCGCCTTAACAGCCGCCTCACACACATTTAAAATTAAATGGAAAGTTTCGGCTGGTACAGGAGTTATTTTAGGCAGTAGCTCAAACGCATATAACTTTTCAGTACACGAAATAAGGTAAGTTATGAAAATCACACATGAAATTTGCATTACTAACGGGGCTAATTCTGCGGAGTGCTGTGATGCAGTATTGATCGCACTTGGTCACAGTTCTACTTTTAAACTTAAAGCTGATTCGCTTACAGACACAGTTCATGGGGCAGTAACAATTATTCATTGTGACCCTTGCACTTTAGGCGAGGACACACTTAGATTTCAAAATGGGAAAAGAGAAATAGCAACAGCCGACAATGTTGGTTTGTGGTTTGAAGAAATTGGTCACAAGCTAGTGAAGATTGTTGGAAACAAAGCCTTTTGCAATACCATTATTGAAATCAAGATAACAGACACAGATGAAGCGCCAAATACCAGCCACAAAACAACATATAAGCGTCCCGATGTAATGCCTACACAAGAAGAATGTCGGAGCAAGATAGATGCACATATGCTTTTGTGTGGAATAACATCACTGGAGGCAAATTGACCCCAGAACTACAAAAGTATTACGAATCCCGCTTTGAGATGATGGGGATGGAGGGTTGGAAAGATTTAACTATAGATATTGACAATATGATAGAGTCGCTCAATAATCTTAGCGTTATTCCTGATGAAAAGACCTTAATGTTCAAAAAAGGTGAACTTTCCATCTTGACTTGGCTGAAAACCTTGAAAGAGGTCAGTGAACGAGCCTACGAGGAATTGAATGAAAAGAATTTATGAATTTGTCTGCGAAAGTGGACACAGAATTGAGAGGTATTGCGATTATGAGGCGCAAGAAACTCAGTGTGAGTGCGGTGGTTCAGCCAATCGCACAATCTCTGCTCCAAACTTCAACTTGGAAGGTTGGTCGGGTCATTTTCCATCTTCATGGATGAAATTTGACAAGAAACATCGTGATAAGTTAGTGCAAGAGCAAAAAACCACAACATAAGCATTTATGCCGTTGTGTATCCTAGAACCCAAAAGTGGCAGGAAAAAGGACAAATATGTTGATAGATAACCCAGACGAGATGTTAGGTGAGTTAGAGGCTGTTGAAAAGCAAAAACTTGAAACAACTGTTGAGTCGATAAGTAATGACATTCCCGACAAGTATCGGGGTAAAGAACTGTCAGACATTATCAAAATGCACCAAGAAGCTGAAAAGCTGATCGGGAAGCAAGCCCAAGAGGTTGGTGAAGTACGCAAATTGGCAGACGAACTCATTAAGCAAAACCTTGCTGGAAAACCTCAACCTATTCAAGAGGAAGAACCTGAAGTAGATTTTTTTGAGAATCCACAGGCGGCGGTTCGTAAGACTGTAGATAACCATCCCGATGTACTTGCGGCTAGACAAGCTGGTCAAGAGTTCAAAAAGATGCAAATTCAGCAAAAGTTAGCGGCAGAACATCCTGATTTTGCTCAGATTGTTCAAGATGCAGACTTTGCAAATTGGGTGAAATCTTCACCTATTCGCATTGGTTTGTACGCTAAAGCTGATGGTGAGTTTGACTATGACAGTGCTAATGAATTGCTGAGTACCTATAAGCAGTTGCGTGGTGTTAAGGCTAAACAGACTACAGATGCAGGGGAAACTCAGCGCAAGTCAAACCTTAAAGCGGCGACAGTTGATGTAGGTGGTACTGGTGAATCTGGAAAACGAGTCTATCGCAGGGCAGACCTTATTCGGCTGAAGATGACTGACCCTAACCGATACGATGCTTTGAGTGATGAAATCATGACGGCATACGCAGAGGGCAGGGTTAAATAACTTAACTTTTGATTTTATTGGAGTACACAAATGGCAACATCATTTTCCCCCACAAACTCGGTCACAGTAACAACTGCTGACAAATTCATTCCTGACATTTGGTCAGATGAAATCGTAGCGTCTTACAAGAAAAACTTGGTTCTTGCTAACCTAGTTATGAAGATGAACTTCAAGGGCAAGAAAGGTGACACTGTTCACATTCCTGCACCTACCCGTGGTTCTGCTTCTGCTAAAGCCGCTGAGTCAGCAGTAACTTTGATTGCCGCTACTGAGTCTGAAGTCACTGTATCTATCAACAAGCACTATGAATATAGCCGCTTGATTGAGGATATTGTTGAAGCACAGGCTTTGAACTCTATGCGTCAGTTCTACACTTCTGATGCTGGTTACGCCTTGTCTCGCCAAGTTGACACCGACTTGATTCAGTTGGGTCGTACAGCTAATGGTGGTTCTACTGGCGCTCAGTACGGCTCTGCCTTCATCGGTGGTGATGGTACAACTACCTTTGACTACACCGCAAACACCAACGCTGGTAATGCGTCTGCATTGACTGATGCCGCTATCCGCCGCACCATTCAGCGTTTGGATGACAACGATACTCCTATGGACAATCGTTTCTTCTTGATTCCTCCCTCAAGCCGCAACACTTTGATGGGTCTGGCTCGCTACACCGAACAAGCATTTGTCGGTAATGGCGATGCTATCCGCAATGGTGAAATCGGTAATCTCTATGGTATCCCTGTGTTCACTTCCAGCAACGCTGACTCAGCATCTGCTACAGCCGCTTTCCCAACTAGCGGTTCTGCTATTGCTCGTGTCTGCTTGATGGGTCACAAGGACTCTATGGTTCTGGTTGAGCAAGTTGGTGTACGTTCACAAGTTCAGTACAAACAAGAGTATTTGGCTACTCTGTTTACATCTGACACTTTGTATGGCGTTGCCGCTTTGCGTAATGCCGCTTCTGTGGGAGCCGCTAAGTCGTCTTCTATGTTCGCTTTGGTTGTTCCTAGCTAATAGTAGTTTCCCCCTGCCTTAGTGGTGGGGGGGCTTTTTAACCTAATTAGGAGAAATCAAAATGGCATCAGCAACAGCAGTCGTTTCCCGCAGGGGCAATGACCAATTTCGTGGTCTGTTTACAGATACTTGGGATGTTTCATGTACTTTAGATAGCGGCTCAGTCGCTACTACAGCTACAGCTACAGATACAGTAACTGTTGCAGGAGTGGCTTTAGGTGATATGGTTCTTGGTATGTCAGTTGGTGTAAGTGAAGCTGGATTGGTTCGTAGAGCCTATGTTTCAGCCGCCAATACAGTAACTATCGTGACCTATAACCCAACAGGTAGTTCAGTTGATTTGGCTTCAACTACATTACAACTTATTATTGGTCGTGCTGTAGTTTAATGATGGGGGGGGGTAGTCCCCCCTATCTCTTTTAAGGGGTTTTATGGCTACTTTTCGCTGTCTACAATCGGGAAATTGTGTGACTTTTACCCTCCAGCATGACATTGACTCTATGGAAGGTCATCAGGGTTATGTGTTAGTAGATGAGCCAGAAGTAACCATAGAATCTGTAGAATCAGAGACTAGAACAGATACCGCATTTGCGCCTGTTATCCCAACAATTAAACGCATGGGAAGACCCCGAAAGGTTGCAAATGTCTGAAATTGACGCAAGAGATTTTGGTAGATTAGAGGCTCAAGTAGAGACTCTACATGGTCAGGTAACTCAATTGAGTCACGATGTAAAGTCATTACTTGAACTTGCCAACAAAGGCAAAGGTGGTTTTTGGATGGGTATGACTATCGCTTCATTCATGGGCGGTGTTATTACCTTTGTTGCTGATCGACTCTGGAAATAAGGAAAATACTATGCCTTCAGTTGGAAAAAAGAAGTTCCCTTACACCGAAAAAGGGGAAAAAGAAGCAAAAGAATACGGCAAGAAAAAGGGTATTCCCGTGACTGTCATGGTAGCTATTGGCAAGCCTAAAGGTCTGCCCATGAAGGGTGGCAGGACTGCTACCAACATGATGAAGAAATCCTCAAGAGGCAAATAATGGCATCTTTAACTTCACCCATCACACTCCTGAACGCAGTTGGCGCTACAGGTGAATCTAGAGCTGTGCAAGTTGACTCTGGTCAACCAGCTTTCTTACAGGTTTCTGGCATTACATCAGCTACTGTTGCATTGCAAGGTAGTCTTGATGGCACAAACTGGGCAACTATTGGCACTGCTTTGACAGCTAACGGCATCGTTACAGTAGCTAATGCTCCTAAGTATTTACGAGCAAACTGCACTGTTTTTGTCACAGGCACGATTACAGCCAAGATAATGTACTAAGGAGAAACCCTATGAAAATGACTAAATCACAAAAGAAGGTCAAAAAGGTCATGGGGGAGTACAAGGAAGGTACTTTGCATTCAGGCAAGGGCGGTAAGGTTGTGACCAATCCTAAACAGGCAGTTGCCATTGCTTTATCTGAAGCTGGTAAAGCCAAGAAGAAGATGAAATGAAAACTGGACTTTATGCCAATATTAATGCAAAACAGGCTCGTATCAAGGCAGGGTCTGGTGAGAAGATGAACAAGGTTGGGTCTAAAGCCGCACCTACTGCTGCTGACTTCAAACAAGCGGCAAAGACTGCAAAGAAGCCTAAAAAGGTGAAGTAGATGAAAACACCCACTTGGCAAACAAAAGCTGGTCAAAATCCAAAAGGCGGCTTGAATGCCAAGGGTAGATCATCTTATAATGCGGAAACTGGTGGTAATCTGAAGCCGCCAGTAAAGTCGGGGGATAACCCTCGCAGAGCAAGTTTCTTGGCTCGCATGGGCAACAATGCTGGTGCAGAGTACAAGGATGGTGAACCAACAAGACTGCTTCTTTCGCTCAAGGCATGGGGTGCAACCTCAAAGGCTGACGCAAAGGCAAAAGCTAAAGCTATCTCCGCAAGGAATAAGGCAAAAGCGAAATGAGAGCATTATCAGTTGGAGTTAGTCCCACAGCGGCAGTAGACACTACAGTCTATACCTGTCCTACTGGCTATTACTCTAAATTTACTGTAATGTATATACACAATACAGGTGGCTC